TTTGGTTGTACCTTGATGATTATTGATGACCTTATAAAAAATGCACAGGAAGCTTATAATGAAGAAGTTCTTCAAAAACATTGGGATTGGTTTACAAATACCATGCTTTCCAGGCTTGAAGAAGGCGGTAAAATCATCATCATAATGACCAGGTGGGCAACCGGTGATTTAGCTGGTAGAGCATTAGAACATTACAAAGAACAAGGTGCAAAGATTAAGCATATTACAATGAAAGCATTACAAGATGATGGTTCAATGTTATGTGATGAAATACTTTCATATGAATCATACCAGGCTAAAATAAAAGCAATGGGTATTGATATTGCTTCAGCTAACTATCAGCAAGAGCCTATTGATATTAAAGGTAAACTGTATAGTTCCTTTAAAACATATGAAAAGATTCCAACAGATGCTTCAGGTAATCCATTATTTACATCAATCAGAAATTATACTGATACTGCTGATACCGGTGATGATTATTTATGTTCAATCAATTATGGTGTTTATAATGGTGAAGCTTATGTTTTAGATGTTCTATATACAAAAGCACCTATGGAAATAACTGAACCTGCAACAGCAAAAATGATTTATGAAGGCAATGTTGATATTGCAGATATAGAATCAAACAATGGCGGTAGAGGATTTGGAAGGGCAATTGAAAGAATATTAAGGGAAAAGTACAAGAGTAATAGGACACAAATTAATACCTTCCATCAATCCAAGAATAAAACTGCAAGAATACTTTCCAATGCAACCTGGGTAATGAATCATATATACTTCCCTGTTAATTGGAAAGATAGATTTCCTGAATATTATGAAGCTATGGTTAAATACCAAAGAGAAGGTAAGAACCTTCATGATGATGCACCTGATGCAACAACAGGAATAGCAGAAAAGATTGGTCAGGGGAATACATTCAGTTTTGATTAAAAGGTGGTGAATTACATTGTTCGGTTTTTTAAATTTTGGAAGTGAAACAAGAAGAATTAACAAGATTATTGCTGAAGGTGCAAAGACCAGGATGACAGATAAACAATTCCTGGAACGTGAAATTGCGAAGTTTAAGAATTCACCAAAACGGAAGCTGATGATTGAAGGTGAAAGATATTATCAAGGTGACCATGATATTCTAAATAGAAAAAGAACAGTGATTGGTGAAGATGGACTTCTTCAAGAAGTTGAAAACTTACCAAACAATAAAATTGTTGATAATCAGTATGCAAAAATGGTTGACCAAAAGGTAAATTATTTATTAGGTCAACCATTAACTTTTGATACTGATAATAAAAAGTATGAAAAAGAATTAAAGAAAATCTTCAATAAGCGGTTTCACAGAACATTGAAAAACCTTGGGGAAGATGTATTAAATGCTGGTATAGGTTGGTTACACCCCTATTATAATGAACATGGCGAATTCTGTTTTAAGAAGTTTGAACCTTATGAAATACTTCCATTTTGGAAAGATGCTGAACATACTATATTGGATTTTGCTGTAAGGATTTATGAAGTTGAAGCTTATGAAGGCACAAAGGAAATAATTATTGAAAAGGTTGAAGTCTATAGCAAGAATGGTATAGATAGATATGTGCTTCAAAATGGTAGTTTAATTCCTGATGTAGAAAATCCATCAAGTAATTATATTGTTGTTATTGATGAAGACGGAAAAGAAGTCAGCTACAATTGGGAAAAGATACCCTTAATTCCTTTTAAGTATAACAACAAGGAAATTCCTTTGATTAAAAAAGTAAAAAGCCTTCAGGATGGAATAAACACCATTCTTTCTGATTTTGAAAATAACATGCAGGAAGATGCAAGGAATACCATTCTGGTGTTAGTTAACTATGATGGTCAAAATCTGGGTGAGTTTAGAAGAAACCTTGCACAATACGGTGCTGTTAAAGTCAAAACTGTTGATGGTGCTACTGGTGACCTTAAAACATTAACAGTTGAAGTTAATTCAGATAATTATAAAGTAATCCTTGAAATCTTTAAGAAAGCATTAATTGAAAATGCAATGGGTTATGATGCTAAAGATGATAGGCTTGCCGGAAATCCAAACCAAATGAATATTTTAAGCATGTATTCAGATATTGACCTGGATGCAAACGGAATGGAAACTGAATTCCAGGCAAGCTTTGAAGAACTGCTTTGGTTTGTGAATACTCATCTTGCTAATACCGGAAAAGGTGATTTTAGTAATGAAACAGTGACTGTTATTTTCAACAGGGATATTATGATGAATGAAAGTGAAGTCATTGATAACTGTAAGAAGTCAGTTGGTATTCTTTCCAATGAAACTATTATTGGTCAGCATCCTTGGATTAATGATGTTAAAAAAGAATTGCAGCGAATTAAAGATGAAAAACAGGCTGCAATGGATGAAATGAATGAATATACCAATGCTTTCAATCCAGTAAACCCTTCAGGCGGTGGTGATGATGAAGAATAATAAATACTGGCAAAAAAGAATAGTAATGCTTGAAGAAGCACAGTTGAAAAAAGGTCATGATTTTTATAATGACCTTGAAAAACAATACCGGATTGCAATAGCTAATGTTCAAAGGCAGATTGAAAGCTGGTATCAAAGGTTTGCTGATAATAATGAAATCAGCTTAGTTGAAGCAAAAAAGCTTTTAAGTACCAAAGAACTTGCTGAATTTAAGTGGGATGTAGAAACATATATCAAGTATGGTCGGGAAAATGCTTTAAACCAGCAATGGATGAAAGAACTTGAAAATGCTTCAGCAAGGTTTCATATTTCCAGGTTAGAAGCTTTAAAGCTTCAGATACAACAGCAGATTGAAGTTTTGTATGGAAATCAGCTTGATGGACTGGATAAGCTTGCAAGAAACATTTATTCTGAAGGTTATTATCATACTGCTTATGAAATCCAAAAAGGCTTCAATATTGGTTGGGATTTACAACCAATAAATGAACAGCAGCTTTCAGCAGTTATATCTAAACCCTGGACTGCTGATGGTCAAACATTCAAGGATAGATGCTGGACTAATAAACAGCAGCTTATTAATTCAGTGCATACACAGCTTACCCAATGCATTATAAGAGGAGATTCACCTGATAATGCAATTAAGACCATAGCAGAACAATTTAATGTGAGTAAAAATAGAGCTGGTAGGTTAGTAATGACTGAATCAGCTTTTTTTGCTTCTCAGGCACAAAAAGATGCTTTTAATGCTTTGGATGTTGAAAGGTTTGAAATAGTTGCAACCCTGGATAATCGTACCAGTGAAATATGTCAAGAACTTGATGGTAAAATATTTGATATGAAAGATTATGAAATAGGGGTTACAGCACCACCTTTTCATCCTTGGTGTAGAACAGTAACAGTTCCTTATTTTGAAGATGATTATGGTGAACGTGCTGCAAGGGGTGCTGATGGAAAGACTTATTATGTACCATCCAACATGAAATATGCTGATTGGAAGAAAACTTTTGTTAATGGTGGTTCAAAAGATGGATTAAAAGAAATTGTTCCTGGGGATAATATGAAAATTAAGAAAACTTTCAAAGAAAAGATTCAAGAAATAAAAGCTTCAATTGCAAATAAAGGTGGTATAATTGAAGAAAATGATATTAAACAAGCTGGTAAATTGCTTCAAGATGAATTGCAAATGAAAAGAGCTGATTTAAAAGCTGAAATTGAAACCTGGCAGAAACAGTATAAAGAAACTGGAATTGAAGATATTGAAAAACAGCTTTCTAAATTAAGACAATATAGAGGTACTTTAAAAGACAATGCAACTGAATTAAAAGAAAAATTATCTGAAATTAGAAATATGGGTTATGGTTCTTTTGATGTTGATGCTCATTTGAATAATAGCAGGTTACCAATGAGGACAGTTATAAAAAATGCTTATGATTATTACCCAACTGATTGGATTGATAAGTCAATTAAAAAAGGGAACTTATCACCAAAGAAAGTTAACAGGGGTTATTATTCTGATTGGGCTGGTGAAATTGCAATAAGTGGTTGGAATGAAAATAGTTATTTAGGAACAGCAATTCATGAGCTTGGTCACAGATTTGAAAGGGTTATTCCTGGCATTCTTGAAACTGAAAAAGCATTTTATGAAAGAAGAACTGCCGGTGAACCTTTAAAATGGTTGGGTGGTAATTATGATTATTCAGAGAAAGCAAGATTTGATAAATTCTTAAACCCATATATGGGTAAAGATTATGGTGGAACTGCTTATGAACTGGTTTCAATGGGATTTGAATATGCTTATACTAATCCAATAAAATTATGGGAAGATGAAGATTATGCAACCTGGATTTATGGAATTTTATTATTATTGTAGGGGGTGATGAATTGGCAAAAATTATTGCAAAAGGTAAATATCTTGGAGTTGAACGACAGGTTGAATGTTTCTTGGAAGATGGTTTTCCAATTATTGAACTTGATGGGGAATATGATGAACAAGTTCAAAACAGATTTAATGAATTACTTAAAGAAGCACCTGCATTAGGTGGAACATATTATCCACCTGAAAATAGTTTATTAGCAGCTTATAGTGTACTTGAAAATACATTCTTTGATGATTCACCAATAGAAATTAAAACTGAAGGTGATATTGGTAAAATTCCAACTTATGATGTTGATGATATTGTTTATTGAAAATTAACTTTCAAAAAATTAAGCACTTGCAGAAATGCAAGTGCTTTTTTATTGGGTTAATTTGAGGGGTGATTAATATGAAAACCTGAAGAAGGTGATTTGTTGTTAAAAGTCAAGAAATCACGATTTGATGATTCTTATATTGTTTACAATCCAAAAAATTTTGAAAAACATACTCATGTTCAAAAATGTGAAATTGCTTATGTGGTAAAACAGAATGTTGAAAGAAACCTTCTTCCTAAAACTAATAGTATTTGGTTATTAGAAAGCCATATCAGGGTTTCAAGTGATGAAGATTATATTGCTATTATTCAAGCAAAGATTGATTCATTAAAATAATATCGTCTTTTCGGTACTGAAGACGTTAAAGAACAGGACATCACTGGTCACGACCAGGTTAAAAAGTGAAGATGAAAGGATGGATTGAATATGAAAAAAGAAGATTTAATTAAACTTGGATTAAGTGAAGAAATGGCACAAAAGGTTGCTGAAGCATCAGCAGAAGAACTTAAAGGTTTTATTCCAAAAGCAAGGTTTGATGAAGTGAATGAAGCTAAAAAGCAGCTTGAAAAGGATATTAAAACCAGGGATGAACAGCTTGAAGCATTGAAGAAAATTGATGCTGAAGGATTAAAAGCAGAAATTGAAAAGCTGCAAAAGGAAAATAAAG